ACTACACTTCACATGGAAGCTGGTAAAGCTTACGCTGTTTGGGTGAACCAATGGCACCAGATCCGCAACGATTCTGATGAAGATCGTTACCATATTATTATGGACTTTTACGACACAAAGAAAGTCACTAAAACATTTAACTATAACGGGGATATTTCTCAGTTAGAAGAGATGGCAGCTATGATGCGTAAAAACATCGATGAAGCTGTCATCCCTGCAGATCTCTACGAAAAGTTTGAAACTGTTCGTCAATCGTTTATAACTAAAGGAGAAATACCGTTACTAAAATAAAAAATAATCACACCCCCAAGTATTGAATTCCAATCAAAATGCACCAAACCTAGTAAAATCCCTATCCCGTTCACACCCCCTTTTGTTACGAAGAGGAAGCGTTCCGTAAAAAGAGCGTTTCACATTCTTAATTAACAGAAAGGAGTATAGTATGGATGATGCAACAGTACAGCAGATGTATGCGCACGTCATGGATAAACTAGCTTCCCACGAAAAGTCAATTGACTCTATCTGGGAGCATTTTGAAAAAGGAAACAAGAATATGTATGAAACACCTGAAATTACTAATGTGTTTAAACCTCATTCTGGAGGTGCCCTTGGTTATGGCATGGACGGTTTTGGGTTTGGTGGTGGCGGTGGTGGTCTTCTGGCAGGACTTCTATTCGGTGCTCTCATCGGCAATCGTAACGGTGGCTGGTTGGGTGGAAACGGTGGCGAAGGTCCTGGCGCTGTGGTAAACCAGATTGCTACTACTGAAGTATTGAGTAAGTTAGGCGATATCCAAGGATCTATTCCTTTGACTGCTTCACAAACTCAAAACGCAATTCTACAACAAAGCAATCAGATTTGCCAAGGTTTAAACCAATTAGGCAACACTGTTATGGCAGGTTCTACAAGTAACTTATTAGCTACTAAGGACTTGTCTACACAAGTAGCCCAAGGTAATGCTATCATTCTACAAGCAATCGCTCAGAATGAAGCACAAGCTCTGCGTGATAAGCTCATGACCTTAGATGCATCTAACCGTGCTCTAGGTACTGAAGTAAACGTTACACAGAACGTAAATCAAATGCAACAACAAGCTCAGCAACAAGCTCAACTCCAAGGAATCACCAATCTATTGAATGGTGTAGTTCCTTTGATTTATCAGCGTGCTACCAACGACCAAATTAATATTGGTTCTGGTACTATGTCTGGTAACAGTGCTTCTAACGCTAACACAGCTATCCGCTAAGTTAGTGCTATGGAAAAATCTGTAGGGTTGAAGCTTGGGGGAGTGAATTCTCTATAAGATTTCAGGAGGATGGCCACAAACTGTCCTCCTGTTTTCTATCCTAACCCTCGAGGATTAATATGACTCAAATTACAGCCGACAACTTAGTTGCCGCACATTTAACAGACGCAGCTACTGCTGCTAAAGTATCCGACTCACTTGCCGCAGCATGTGAGCGTTTTAATATCTCTACTCCAGAACAAGTAGCCATGTTCCTAGCGCAAGCAGCGCACGAATCTGGCAAGTTCAAGGCCACTGTAGAGAACTTGAATTATTCAGCGCAAGGTTTGCATGGCACATGGCCAAAACGTTTCCCCACCGTAGCTTCTGCAGAACCCTATCATCGCCAACCAGAGAAAATCGCTAACAAAGTCTATGCAGATCGCATGGGCAATGGAGACGAGGCATCTGGTGAAGGCTTCAAATATCGTGGAAGAGGTTTCATTCAGTTGACAGGCAAGTCGAATTACACTGCCTTTGCGAATGACATCGGGGAACCATCGATCATCGACAATCCAGATCAAGTAGCAGAGCCACAATACGCAGCTCTGTCCGCAGCTTGGTTTTGGAACAAGAACAATCTAAATTCAATCGCAAGTGATGTAAAACTAGTAACCAAGAGAATCAATGGTGGTGATCTTGGACTAGCCGACAGATCTTCACATTACGTGCAAGCTCTAGAGGTGTTCGCATGAACCCAATCCTAGGAGCTAAAATTGCTGCTGCTGTCATCGCACTGTTAGTTGCTTTCTATATCGGAAAGAAGATGGAGCAGAACTACTGGCTACAGCGTGAAGCTGAGATCGTCACTAGCGTGCTAGAAGAGAAAGAAGCTTTAGAGAAGAAAGGTAAACTCCTCTCTGAAGCATATCAACAACAACGAGATATCGCAACAGCTTCACAAAAGAAGCTTACAGTCGAGGTGAGAAATGAAACTAAAAAGTCTGATTATAACTGTGCCCTTCCTCCTGATGGGCTGCGCATCCTCAAGAGTGCAATTGATACAGCAAACGGCTCCAAGTGATCTATCACAACCTTGCCCTCCAATTGTAATGGTATCCGAAGTAAAAACGCTAGGTGAGCTGGTCGAATTTACTGTAGACGTAATCAACCAGTACGGTGATTGTCGCAGTAGACACGAGGGCTTATCAAAATGGCAGAAATAGAGCAATCAAATGCAAAAGACACATTGTTGGGTGTCCTATCTTATATTGATAGCCCATTTAAGCTCGGCGTTGTTGTTCTGCTTGCTGTACTGGCTTTTACTGGCTATTTTGTGTATGCAAATCAGGCTCTATTAATCGGCGCTTATCAGAAAAGTCAAGAACTACCAAGGATGGATTCGTCTAAATATGACGACGCTGCAAAGCTTTTATTCACTACACTAAAGGTAGATTTAGTCGCCATTCTTGAAGTAGACCCTATTCTTGGTAAACGCTCAGTAGCTCGCGTCTACACCAAAGAAGGTCGAGTAAAAGAAATCGACGGTCTTACAAATGCGCTCTTTAATAAAAACGGTAACAACAATAGCGATGTGATTAGACTAATGGCAGGAGAGATTCCGTGCTCGGAATACGCTACTCCAAGATCGCAAATCGGCTACTTCTACAAAACCAAAGGTATCAACTGGACATGTAGAGTTTCCGTTCCACCAGATCCCAATGAATTTATTGGACAAATCACTGTAGGATGGAAAGAGCAACCTCCTGGTGGTATAGACAAAGTTGAGACACACTATCTAAACATCGCTTCGGACATGCTAATTAAGGTTAAATAAAGGAGATATCAATGGATATCGTAAACAAAGCTCTAACCTCACCTGTTGAACAGGTTGTAGGTACAGCAGCTCCAACATATCGATTTATTATTTCTACAGATGATGAAGATCGCGATGGGGATATTGTCAAGCAAGACGGTTGGGAATTCGACGAGTTCGAAGCTAACCCAATTGCTCTACTTCAACACGACCACAAGCAACCTGTAGGACGCTGGTCAAACATTCAGACTCGCAGTCGCCAAAAGGGTGGCTATGAGACTGTTGCAGATTTAACTCTTGCTCCTCCTGTGAGTGACGTACTCAAATACGCTAACGCACTCGTAGAAGCAGGAATTTTAAACGCCACTTCTGTTGGCTTTGGTGTAAAATCCTTTGAGAAAAGGAAAGACGCTCAAGGTCGCCCACGGAAGGGCATGGTTGTTCACAAGGCTGTGTTGCGTGAGGTTTCTCTCGTATCCGTGCCAGCGAATGCCAACGCAATAAGGATAGCTAAATCCTTGGACATTAGTAATGATGTAGTTAAAACCTTTGTATCTGTTGACGGAGTCGATTCCGACATTGATGTTGACGACGATACACCTCTACCACTTTCCGTGGCGCTTGAAAAGGCTCAAACACTTCTAGCTGCTGGTCATAAATCTAGCAAACCGCACAATCCTAACTCCGTCTTCGGACAAGTTAAGATTAAAGATGAACAATTACTCAATGCCTATCAAAAGGCAAAGAGCCTATTAAAGAAATAAAGGATAATTATGTCTATTTCCGCAAAAATTGAAGCAGCAAAATCTGCTGTAGAAGCAAAGAAATCTGAACTAGCAACTTTAGCACAAGCTGCTGCTGAAGGTCAAGATGTTGACGCTGAGACTCTCGAGCAATTGACCAAGTCAATCGAAGAAGACCAAGCCAAGATCGGTTCGTTAGAGAAGGCTGAGCAAGTGTTGATCACCAAGACTGCTCCTGCTTTCATCCGTAACAAGTCTGCCAATGAGTATTCTTTCGAGAAGCAAGCTCTGGTAGCTGTGAAAGCTAAAGTTGAAGGCATGAGCCAATTGGCTGCTGCTGAGGCACTGTATGGTCAAGAGTCTGGCACATACGCTGTAACCAAAGCTGCTACTCCAGAAGCTCGCACAGACGTTGCTGGTTGGGCATCAGAGCTCGTTCGTGAATCTTATGGCACATTCCTCGAGTTACTCCGTCCTGCTGCTTTGTTGCCACAGTTGGCAGCTAAAGGTGGCGTAAGCTTGTCTTTCGACGGTAGCAACCAGGTTATCATCCCTTTCTATGCTGGTTCCACAACCGCATTGGCTGGTGCTTTCATCGGTGAAGGTCAATCTATCCCTGTGAAGAAAACTTCATTCGGTAGCAAGACTATCAAGTCAAGCAAAATGGGCGTTATCACTGTAGCCACTTCGGAGATCCTCCGCAAGTCTACTCCTGCTATCGAGCCAATCCTGCGCGACGCTATCATCCGTGATACTGCTGCTCTGTTAGACTCTGTTGCATTCTCTGACGCTGCTGCGACTCCATTGTCGCCTGCTGGTTTGTTGGCTGGTGTTACACCAATCACAGCTACTGGTCCTTCAACAGCTGAAGTTATCGCTGCTTTGAAAGAAGCATTGAATGCAATGTCTGCTCAGAACCGCACCAGCAAGCCTGTTGCTATCATGACTCCTGCTGTTCACCTCGGCTTGAGCATGACCATGTCTGCTACTGGTTCTTTCGTATTCCAATCTGAGTTGGCTTCTGGTCGCTTCATGGGTATGGATGTATTGGTATCGAACGCTGCTCCTGCTGACAGCATCATGTTGGTTGACGCTGCTGAAGTTTACTTCGGTTTGGGTTCACCAAGCTTCGCAGTTAGCGATACAGCTTCGCTCCAGATGGACGACGCTCCTGCAACTGGCCCAGCATTGAACGCTTCGATGTTCCAACAGGACATGTTAGCTATCCGTATGATCACCAACACTGGTTGGTCTGACATCCGTGGTGGCTCAGTTCAGATCGTTGACGGTTTGGCTGGCGTTTAATCGCAAATTGATTTCACTGACTTTATAGTTAGTTAATCTATCTAGGGCATTCTAACGAGTGCCTTAGAGTATTTTAATTAGCAAACCGCATCACATTTAATATAGGAGTAAGGATGACCCCCACAGTCCACGATATCCTCGTAGATTATTCTAGAGACAGCTTGTTTGACGAGCTAGGTAAGATTCGTCTCAGAGAAAGTTACATGACAGAACAAGAGAAAAGTCCTCAAG